CGGACATTGACAGAGGGCGATAAGCGTAGCATACTAAACAAGAGAACTCGGCACTATCTCGATAGTATAAAAGCGATTTGTTTTACTGCTTTAATGGGCGTTACGACCTTCGGGTTTACTAAAGTAGAGGTAATTGAACAGGGTGGATTACGACCATACAATCAACCCCAGAGTGAGGAAACCACACTTGTATATCCCACGCCTCAACCGTTTCGGTAGTAGGAGTGTAGGGTGACACAGAGAAGTAAACCTCGTTGTCTGCCACCTTAGGGTGTCACGGAAGTAAGCAGACACATATGCTGGTGCACATAGTGTGCCGAGTGAGAGTAAGGAAACATAAGTGGTTTCCACCTCATACTGCGGGACGAGTGGGCAGTATGACACGATTAGTATATAAACTGCAGACTTGGAACAGTATAAAAGCTAAGCAGTAAGAAGAACGGCAGTCGCTCTGCCAACTACTGAATAGTAGATATCTTGCTGGTAGATAAGTGATGCGAAATGAGCAGTATACCATAGACGCAAGTCGTAGATTGAAGTTCGTAATATCCATCACCTCTGGCTACAACAGTGGACAGGTTCGTGAGTAATTCCAACACGACCACTTTAAACAACAAAAACTTTGGATGGGACGCTTCGGTGTCCCATTTTTTTATCCCCACCACACATACATCAAAATTCTAACCTCAGAGTTAAAATAATTCTTGACAATATTCCCAAAGTCCTGTATAATATATTCATATAAAAAATTAGGAGAACAAAATGAATTTCACATTCGCAACAGCAAACAATGTAGACTTACTCGCTAGAAAAAACGAGCAGACTCCTGACGGTGCAGCAATCCGAAAAGAACTAACCAGACGCAAAGCAGTAGGGTTATGGATTGGTCCCGATGTAGTAGTCAAAGTCAAAACTAAAGAAGAACAAGAGTCCAAAGTAGGACAAGTGAGGATAGTATAATGGCAGATATGTGGACAGACCTTACAAGGTGGGAAACAGACAACAATGCAGTAGTATTTATGGTTGTAAGTACAGAAGACATTAGAGGCTCTTTAGAAGATTACAATGCTTTCGATTCAGAGTGTGATAACTATATTTGTGAACTAGATGATGTTAGTGAAACAATAATGTTTGATGCAATAACAGATGCGTATAATAAACTAGACCCACACTATGGTCTTGACTACGAGTGCATAAACGACCATTGCTACGACTACATAGTAAACATTCTAAATGAAAGAATAGCAGACAGTGTACAAGCAAAAGAACAAGGCTGGGGCAAAGGAAATCTTTGGAACAGCGAAACAAAACAGTTTGATAAGGTAGAAGACTTTATGAGACAAAGACAAACAGAATTATTTTAAGGAGGGCGATATGCCAGCAAAATTTAAACCAAGTGAAAGAGTAATAAACAGAGTGCGTGGGCAAAGAATGTCAACTTACACTCCAGTAAAAAAATGGAAACATTACTACTTAAAACAAACACCTAAAGCAGAGTTGTTTGAAGCAGTAAATAGTCCAAGAACTAAGCCTAAGCAAAGACAAAAGTGCTTAAACGAATTAGTTAGACGAGGAGTGCAAATAGTATGGACTTAACAACGCTTTTAATAGTAGCAATGTTTTTACTATTTATCTTTGCAAGTAATCAGTTTCCAAGAAGCTAATGGCAAAGGTAATAAAATTTCCTAATCCTAGAGAAAGGATAGGCAGTAAACATAGACAAGCAGAAATTGAGATGTTGCAAAGACATCTCTTGCTCTGTGACGAGGACATGGAAACAGTATTAAGTCAACTTGATGCCCTCAACGAAGATTTAGTTGACTTAAAAAGAGAGTATGATGGTCTGTTAAAAAGACTGACCAATTTAATTAATATAGAAACCAAAGGAGAAGAATAAATGGCAAAGTTTGTATTTGACCCATTCAAAAGACCTAGACACTACAAACACTACGCTGTAGGAATGAAGGCAAATGACTCTACAATAGTAAGGATTGCATATCCTAAAGATACAGTGCAAAAACTAAGAGAACATGTAAGCAGAAATTGTGAACACATGGATATAGTCCTGCAAGATGGTAGAGTGATTAGTAGTAAAGATTTGATATTACAGACAGAGGAGGCTTTCAATGAGCAAAATTAATGATTATGCAAGATTTGTAGAGACGACTACATCTGAAATGAGTAAAAATACACTAGGATTATCTAGTAGAATTTTGAAATTAGAGGGTAATACCTCTCATATGACCACAAGCAGTGGTAAAGTAATAAGGGAAGCTGAGATACATATGGCTACATTACTAACTTCAGTAGTAGGAATGTTAGCTGAGAGTGGAGAGTTTGCCGAAGTAGTAAAGAAAAAATTATTCCAAGCAGATACACAGTTCACAAGTGATGAAGTTTTTCACATGAAAAGAGAACTAGGAGATGTGCTTTGGTATTGGGTGCAGGGTTGTAGAGCATTAGGCTTTACTCCTGATGAAGTAATGGACGAGAACATTAGAAAGTTAGAGCAAAGATATCCTAATGGTTTCGAAGTAGTAAAGTCTGAGCACAGACAGGAAGGTGACATATGATACAAGTAAATTTAACACAAAAAGAGTATTCACAATTCAAAAGAAGAGTAGATATTCTATCAAAGAAAGGTATAGTTCTTGACCACACAATAGCAGGGGCTAACAAAAGAGTAGTAAAACTAACTATACACAAAGAATATAATTGGGATAACCTAGATAACATATGTGAGGCAGGACAATGATATTCTTAGAATTTATGTGGAATGTTATGGCTGTAGTAGGTATTCTATCTACTTCTGCTTTAGCATATGTACTATGGGAGAACTTAAAATGACACAATATGCAGACACAGTAGAAAAACGAAGACTTTATTTAGCTTCAGAAGACTGGGGTAATAAAATAGCATATCACTATGCTTGTAAAGGCGGAGTAGGAGACATAGGTTTTGGTATGGGGTATTTTGTTTACTATAACAATGGAGCAGTTCATAAACTAAGTGGTAATTCTATTAATATAGTTCAACCTCCTAACAGTATAGAACAAGTTATGGACGATTATGGGAGAGCTATGCATGATAGTAAGTAAATCAATAGCACATGGTGTGATGATGGACTATGAAGATATGATAGTACAAAATCTACCCAAACAAACAGCAGTTAAAAAACTAGCAAAAACATGGCTATTAACAATGAGTGAAGTAGTTGAGATAATAAAAAACGAAGAAGCTGAAGAAACAGCTAATAATTTAGGAGAAATTGTATGAGTGTAAACTACACAGAAGAACAAGTATCTCTTATGATAGAGCAGTATGAAAGTCAACCTACTAGAGAAACAGTTGAAAATCTAGCTGGAGAGTTGAATAAGAGTATAAAATCTATCATAGGAAAGCTAAGTAGAGAAGGCGTCTATAAGAAAACAGTCTATAAAACAAAGACAGGTGATACACCAATCACCAAGAAAGAATTAGTAGAAGAACTAGCTGATTATTTAGATATTAGTTATAATTCTATTGCAGGACTAGAAAAGAGTCCAAAAGCAGATTTGAATTGTCTAGTGTCTACTGTAAGACAAGGAGTTCATAATGCACAAGAAGGCTGGGAAAGTTCTCCTGAAGTGCCTACAGGATTAATTATTGAAAGGAGAGAAGACTAATGAGTTGGGACACAAGAAGATTTGCTAAGGTATTTCCAAAGAACGACAAACTAAGGAAGATTATTGCAGAGTATGGGCAGTACTTTGAAGTAATAACAAACCCAAGACCAGTAGCAGAACTAAGAAATGAACTGGCAGTAACATTAAAAGACGGCGACTTCGTATTCACTACAGAAGTCCGAAATATCAGAATAGTCCAACCAGACTAAAACCACAGCGGGTGCTCTAATCTCTAGAGTGCCCTCATACGGGCGGGTGTTAGTACACTAGCGTAAACTTACCCTTATCCCATATAAATTTCAGAAAAACCAATTTAACTTAAAAGAATAGTATTACTTTATAAGGTAAAAATATATTGCGTTTTGTGGAAATTGCTTGAATTTTTGATGTAAGTATAGTAAATTGTGGAAGAAGTGGAAATACGATTATGATTTAGTTGGTTTATACTTATTGTATGTAGTTGGCACATTAAATCATAACCTTCTTGCTAAATCGTCAAAATCACAAGGTGAGCTCTTACGCTTACGCGACGAGCTCAACGAGATGTAATCTCACGATAAGCAAGGTCATCAAGAATTTGATAATTGGTGATTGCCTTAGTGTTTCATACAATATGTTATTATTATACCATGAGTTTATCAAAAATGCAAGATTTATTTTTCGTAGGGGTATGATTTCGTGTGTTGCTTTAGTCTAGCTGAATGATAAAATATTTTATTTTTGCAAAAAAGATTGTTTGCGAGAGTATTTATTTGCGTCTTGTCGGTCGTGAGCTTCTCGTAAAGTAGAGTTTTTCCTCGTTTGTAATCTTCTGTTGTCGACGAACTGCAGCATTTTTAAGTCTTTGCTTTTTCTGTGCTGGTTTCTCGTAGAACTGTAGCTCTCGAACTCTTAAGATAGTGCCATTGTTATCCACTTTTCTTCTTAAAATTCTTATAGCTCTCTCGACTTGATTGTTGTTTACGAAGACTTTAATACGCTTCTCCTATGAAATGTCCAACCACGCTTTCTTAAGTAGTTGACTTGTGATGTAATAGCGGAGGTGCTTCTTTGTAGTATTTCTGCGAGTTCCTCTACTGATTTTATGTTATAGTAATCCTTTAAAACCTGTCGGTCTTTGGTTGTCCAGTGATTACTATTATACATTTTCATACAGCTATTATAACAATTTTAAGTATCAATGTCAAGTATTATTTTTAGGCATGGTTCAAATTTATCTTGACTTGTGGTTATATTTCAAGTATAATATATGTAATAAAAATTTATTTAAGGATATATATGGAATACATTGATGTGGCATATCTTATCATATTGCTTGGTTGTGGTTATACTAGCTGGGTCGTAGGTAAGAGAGAAGGAATTGAAAAGACAATAGACTATTTAGAGCAAGAGGGATTGTTGGAGTTCGATGACACTCCCGAAAATATTTCTTGACTTTAGGTGTCACTTTTGATATAATATAAAAAGTAGGCAGAATAGGTCTGCTTACATTTGGGTCAATTCCGAAAGGGTTGGCAAGTATTAACGAAAGTGATATTAGGAGAATTATATGACGATTGATATTAGTAAATTTTGGCTTGGGATGGATAACCAGTGGCTTGTGAACAACACGGATACATCATATCCAAGATATAACATAGTCGAAAACAGACAGGAAGGGAACTATCGAATAGAAGTTGCAGTACCTGGCTGGGGTAAAAAAGAATTAGAAGTGATTCATGAGAATGAAACACTATTAGTTAAGGGAAATAAGGAAAGAAAACTTGGTGAAAACGAAGTATTCGTACATCAAGGACTCAGTCTTAAATCTTTTGAGCGTAAGTTTATACTTAACGCCGATTTAAAAGTAGACAGTGTCGAAAAAGCAAATGGCTTATTGACAATCGCTTTGTCTAGAACTCCGAACTCAAAAAGGAAGATATTAGATATCCTCTAGGAGAACAACATGAGAACAATAGTTCTTAAACTAAGACAAAGTATTTGCAACGAGGGAACATTTTGCGAAGTAGCAGAGACAGTATGCCTTTTAGGTATAGTTTCAGCAACAATACTCGCAATGATGCCACTCGTCTAAAGTATGTATGTCAAGTATGGAATTTATAAACTAAGCCGAGTTGAAAGAGGAAGCTTATGTTAATATTAAGTTCTAATGCTTTAGAAAAAATAAATGACCGAATCGCCTCGCACCAAGTGTGGGGCGTGAGGTTACTAATGAAACCCGGCGGCTGTGGCGGTTGGGAATGGGAATTAAAATACGAAGACAATCCTAGTGAAGGCGACGAGATATTTTATGAAAAAGTGGCAGTCGACCCGATGACTCTATCTTTTGTTGAAGAAATAAATATTGACTACACAGAAGACGGTTTACAGGAGATGTTTATAATTACAACCCCCAATGCAACAGCAGAGTGTGGGTGTGGAGAAAGTTTTACAATATGAAGATTTCAAGCGAGGGCTTAGCCCTTATTAAAAAATTTGAAGGCTGTGAGTTAACAGCTTACAAGTGCGCAGCTGGCGTATGGACTATAGGATATGGTCATATAAAAGGCGTGTATGAAGGACAAACAATAACTCAATCCGAAGCAGAATCAATGCTTCAACACGAAATGAAAGAATACGAAGGCTATATCAATAGTGCAGTTACAGTTTCATTATCACAAAATCAATTTGACGCCCTAGTTTCTTGGGTATTTAATCTTGGCAACGGAAACCTTAGAGCTTCTACATTACTGAAAGTAGTAAATGCAGAGGACTACGAAGGAGTACCAGCACAAATTAAAAGATGGAATAAAGCAGGAGGTAAAGTTCTAGAAGGACTTATTCGTAGGCGTGAAGCTGAAGCACTTCTGTGGCAAGGAAAAGAGTGGGAAAATGTCTGAAAGACTGAAGAAAGTCTGGAGTACATTACAAGATTATTGGTTTTGGTTAAAAAGTTTCTTTATAACTTATTACAGTTTAAAAGTAAGTTATAATGCGACATGGGGTGACTCAGACGACCAAGAATTTATCGTCAAAAAGTTTATTAAAAAACAACCAAAGTTCATATCATTCATCACAGAGGAAGGCGAATTAGTCGAGATTAGTGGTGCTGATGGACTTAATTATAGAATACAGGAGTTATAAATGTATACAATTTTAGCATTAATTATGTGGCAAGGGAGTCTTATCGCAGAAGACTTCGGAAGCTTTAACA